GAAAAGAATGGCCGGACAACCGGTTGCCGGCAAGCGTTCGAGGGGGTACGGTCGCCAAAAGTACTACCGCCACATACCTGCGGTGGACGGAAAACTTATTAGTCCACTAACAAGTGAACCAATTACGGAAAGTTTTTCGGCAGAGAGCCCGCCCCACAAGGGCGGGTTTTTTGTTGTATGCACCATTTGCTTACACCCATCATCTATTGTCTTATTTATGGGAAAACGACAAGCACCAAAACGTGAAGTGAAAGAAATAAGGCGAGTCGGAGTTTGGGGGAAGACGCATTACGAACACGTACTTGAGTGCGGTCACACTGAACGACTCCCACGGGCATCTCGCGCAATAAAGATTGCATGTTCGTGGTGTGTGAAGGCTGAAGAAAAAGATGAGGAACTTCGCTCGCTAGTACCAAAGCCCCGTTTATTGATGGATGTTTTCGCTGACGAAGATATGAGTTCAGGCGAGATTGAAATAAGTAGAACGCGGGCAAATCTTGCTTCTCTTTTAGGAATTCCGCTAGATGCGGTAGAGATACTTGCAATTGACTCAATGGGTGTGCTAGAAATTCGTTCCGCATACATCTTTTTGTCTGCGAGCGACATTCGCAAAGTAATTAACAAGGGGGCATTAAGTTGAACGCATCTTCACCGCCAGACAACGGGGCTTGCAAGGGACAACCAGTGCAGTGGTGGTTTCCGAATCTTTCAAACATGTTGAGTCCAAAGCAACGAGCCGAGACACGACAGTCAATGAACATCGCAGTAAAAATATGCGACGGGTGTTCTGTGAAGAATGAGTGCCTTGATTATTCATTGCACTGGGAGCCGTTCGGGATATGGGGAGGGCTCACCGAGGGAGCGCGAGACCGTATGCGCAAACAGAAAAACATAATGATGAAGCGCCTATCTGTCGTGGACATCCTTGGCGGTGTCCCACGTGCTTGAACATACTGGCGAGTTTCTTAGCAGACTCAATGGAGTTGTTAAAACAGGTAATGGTTGGGATGCTTGTTGTCCTTGTCGCAATGACGATGAGAACCCATCACTATCAATCGCTGAAGAAAATGACGGGAAGATACTTGTCTACTGTCATCGTGGTGGAGGTTGCGGTGCCCCCGAAATTGTGAAGTCAGTTGGACTTTCGCTTGCTGACCTCATGCCACCAACAGAACGAGTTACATCAATGGACTCATTTGTTCCTCGCAGAGATAAGCCAATTGTTAAAACAAAGAAGAAAGAGAAGTTGCAACTTGTTGCGGAGTATGACTACTGCGACGAGAACGGTGTTCTTCTGTTTCAAAAGCGCCGTTTCGTGACCGAATCAGGGAAGAAGACATTCCTACAGCGGAGCCCCGATGGTTCTGGCGGTTGGATGAACAGTATCCCCGACGAAATACCACGAATCCTCTACAACTTGTCTGCCGTTCTTGAAGCAAAGCGAAAGAAACAATCCATATGGGTGGTTGAGGGTGAGAAAGATGCCGACACTCTCATTGCAATGGGTGCTTGCGCTACAACAATGCCAAATGGCGCTGGAACTTGGAAGCAGATACACACCGACGTTCTTGCTGGAGCAACCGTAGACATTATTGCCGACAACGATGAGTCAGGGAAGAAGCATGCGGCTCATGTGCTGTCCGAACTAAAGAATGCTGGATGCGACGTAATCGCTTGGATGCCTCCAAAAGAAAAAGACATCACTGACCACCTTATGGCGGGAGGTGACACTGAGGGCTTGATTCGCTTTACCCCAACTGACGAAGACCAGATACCTATGGATGAGGTAGAAGAGTTTGAGGATGAAGAGGAGGAGGAGGAAGAAGCCGAATTACCTTCAATGGCTGACATTGCTATTGACAAACTTCGCCAACTCTTCTTACGAGACGACATCTCTCCAACGGCACTCATCAATCGTGCAAGCCTTCTCGTTTCATCAGCACAAAGTACGGGCATTGCAACGCAAGGTCGCATGGTCAACTGGGAAGAGTTCGTCAACGAGACAGACGTAGATACGTATGACTGGTTAATTCCGGGGCTCCTTGAGCGTCGTGAGCGAGTTATCGTCGTCGCGGCTGAAGGTGTTGGTAAGACCATGCTTGCTCGTCAGGTAGCCATTACGACCTCTTGGGGTGTCCAGCCCTTCACCTTTCAACGAATGCCAGCAATACGAACACTGACCATTGACTTAGAGAACCCTGAGAAAATCATTCGTCGTTCAACTCGCTCTATCATCAAAGAATCACAGAGCATGGGATACTCACTCAAAGGACGGGCGCATCTAGTTATTAAACCCGATGGACTCAATTTGCTCGTTGCGTCAGACAGGCTCTTGCTGGAAAGTTACATGGATGAGGTACAGCCTGAACTTCTAGTGCTTGGTCCACTATATAAAGCATTCATGGACCCAGGTACGAAAACATCAGAGGCTGTCACAATTGAGGTCGTCAGATACCTTGACACTCTGCGTACCGTCTACAACTGCGCCCTATGGCTAGAGCACCATGCCCCGCTTGGCGAGTCGCTGACGAACCGTGTTCTGCGCCCATTTGGTTCTGCCGTATGGTCTAGATGGCCTGAATTTGGCATTTCTTTACAGCCAGACCCAACTTCTATGGGAGAATATGTTTATGACGTCAAGCATTTTCGCGGAGAACGCGACGAACGCCATTGGCCCACGAAGATGAAGCGTGGTAAAAAATGGCCGTTTGAGGCGCTTGAGTTCAAGAGGTACGGCGATGACAGAACGTAAATCACAAGTTATGACACGAGAGTTCTTGGCAGAGCGAGATGCTCGCATGTTCAAGATGCGACAGGCAGGAGTTTCCGTAGGGGATATTGCTAAGAGGTTTGGCATCTCTCCGAAGGCTGTTCATACTGCTATGCAACGCCAGTTGGAAAAACTGAACGGCGAAGCATTGATGGCATACCCAGATGTGCTTCGTATGGAGTTAGAACGGCTAGATAACTTACAAGCCGCAATTTGGCCTTTGACTCAGCACAGAAAAGTCAAGATGGATGACGGGACTGAGATTCAAGTTGAACCAGACCTTAAGGCTATTCAGCAAGTTCTACTCATTATGGACAGACGAGCCAAACTTCTTGGCATGGACCAGAAGAATGTCAATATCCAGATGGATGTTAATAGCAATCAGAATATCAAGGCGACCCTTTCAGGTTCCATTGAGGCAATTGCAGTAGACGCGTTTGACCCAGAGAAGGAAGCGAAGCAGTTGCTTGAGATTATGGGTAGGTCTGGAGTTCTTCCTCAGGACATGATTAACAGTCTTCTAGGAAGACCTGGCGAAGTTCTCCTCGTTGAGCCCCGCATTGAACTAGAGTTGCCACTGGAGGTAGATGAAAATGAGTGACACTGAATTACCGCAGGAAGATAATGTGGAATCGGCAATGAACAAAGTCGCAGAGACGATGGATTTGTCCGTATCTACCAATCTCAGTGAAGACGGACCATCAAACAAGCAAATCATTGTTCGTACAACGGATAATGACCATGAGCGCTGGAAATTGGCGTCTCACAAAGAAGGCAAGAGTATGTCGCAGTTCATTCGCGACACCATCAATGACAAAGTTATAGACATACTTGATTGTTCTCACCCTATTGAAATGCGTAGATACTATCCGTGGGCAGAACATTGCTTGCGATGCAACTCCCGCCTATCTGAGTCAAGTAAGAACAAGAAGCACCCCACACAAGGCATTGACTACGCAGGAATGAAGAAAAACAAAGAGAGCAAGTAACTATCTCTTCGCTCTCCTCCGAGCCATCTTCTTGAGAGCCAGTCGCCTTGAGGCTGGATTTAAGTCCATAATCTGAAGGTATTCAATCTCGTTCTTTACTGTCTGTAGCGTCTGCTTGTAGCGACTGGGTCGGCGCTCGCCAGGGGTAGTCCCGCCCCAGATGCCAAACTCTTCCTTGTTATCGTATGCGGTGACTAAACATTCCAATCGCACAGGGCACTGTCGGCAAACGTCTTTTGCGTGCTTTGAGTTGGCATACGTACCCGTGCCATCGTCATCTTGTTCAGTAAAGAAGAGTCCTGGCTCAAGACCGAAACAAATGGCTTGTTCTCGCCATGATTTGCTGATGTCAATGATGGTCATTATTTCCCCTATTGCGTGTCTGTGATTTTCATTCTAGCGAGTTCTCGCGGTCTTTGCCAATGCATCTAGGGTGAACTACTCCCTTTATTCGGCTCTTAGATACCCATTCCCCTATGGCAATTGGTTCACTGCATGCCTTGCATCTGCCCGCGTACTTGCTCAGAAACAGCCCCGGTAGTTGTGACGCGCTTGGTCTACTGCGGATAGTTTTTTGAATCTCAACAGCGCTCTTACTCAGTACGCCTTTTATGGGGTTCGGGTTCCAATCAACATTCTGTTGGAAGTTCCGTTTCTTGCTTTTACGTCTTGAAGAACGGGACTCCGTCCATCCATCGTTATTCACGGGGAATCAATCTTCAGTGTCGTCAAACAATTCACTAATATCAAATTCAAGCGGTTCCCAAGTATCTGCATCAAGTCTGACACCCTTCTGCCAAGCATCAACTATTTCAATATGAATTTGGTCTTTAGTTCTTCTGATATAGCAGTTTGCTCGCAGTTTGTCATTGAGTTCTTCTAAGTTAGAATGACCCTCAAGATGCCATTGACCCCATTTGTCTTTGTATGCACTGCAATAGCGACGATAGAAGCCCCACAGTCCACCGAAGGCATCAAGTTGCCCAAGGATGTCTAGTTGCGAAGCATATTCTGCTGGTCTATTAGTTACTGGGGTTCCCGTCAAGCAGAGAACTACTGCATTCTTGTTTGACTTGGTCATCTTCTTTGCCGACTTCGTGCGTTGCGCATCCGTTGACTTGCAATAGTGCGATTCATCAAACACATAAGCATTGTGATTCATTAACTGGTTTTCCCATGC